TTAATGTTCATTTCATCGTCCATTTTATCGATAAGTTTATCTAAACCAATTAAAAATTTCTCAGCCTTATCACTTTTATATGCTGCTTCGTTTAGTGCTGCTTCGTTTAGTGCTGCTAGTGAAGCACTTGTAGATTTTTCGTTTATAAATTCTTTTAATGTTTTCATATTTATTTTCCTTTTATTCCTTTTGATTATATTTATATTGCTATATAAAAATATAATTAAACTCTAATACAGATTAAATTCTCTCTCGTGTACTGGAAATTCCTCAGGATTATAGCTTGTATTTTTTCTATGCTCATATTGTTTATAAAAGACACCACCGTGTTTTTTAACACCAAAATTATCAACTAAATCATAGACAGTAAATACTGATTTTGTCTCGTGTAATCTCATACCTCTACCTATACTCTGTGTAACAGTTGTATAAGCTTTCAATGGTGATGCAAGTACCATATTATGTAATTTTTTAATATTAACACCTGTTGATAAAATGGCGTAATTAGCAATTAGTATTGCATCTTTATGATCTTCGAGTACTTTTCTTGTTTTCTCTCGTGTTTTAGCATCATCTTCTCCATTAAGAAAATATACACTGTACTTTTCCTGAAATTCAAATGATTTTTTACCTGTAATATCTTTTAAATCAACTTCAACATCTGGATATAACTTTTTCATTATATCTAAAAACAATCCTTTACCATGTTCAGTGTGGCTGAAAAGTAATAATGTATTTCCTGAATCTTTAATCTTACAAGTCAAATTAGTAATAAACTCATTTCTTTTTTGGTGATCTTTTAGAAATTTTAATTGTTTAGCATATAATTTTCCAATCTCTTTAAAAATATTTTTATCATTCTGATTATAATTAAACACAATAGAATTGATTTTAATTGGAGTTGCTAATCCCATTTCAATTAATTTTGAACTGGTAATATATGTTTTTGGTAATCCGAATAAACCAAATAATTGCATCTTTTGAATAGGATCTTCTGGTAATGTACCTGTAAATCCCCATTTATACTTACAATTAATAGTTTCTTGTACTATTGCAGAAGTTTCAGTACTTGCGAATCTATGTGCCTCATCTGTAATAACGTAATCAAGTTCATTTAATCTATCTTTAAACTGCAACATTGATTGCCATGTGCTTATTGTTAGAGAACAATTAAAATGTTTATCTGTACTGCCACCACCAATTATATGTGTATCTTCATATAATTCTAATAAATTATAATCTTTAATGTCATTTTTAAATTGTGTAAGAAGATTAATATTTGGAACAAGTAGTAAACCTTTCTTACCTTTCTGTTTCATAAATTCTGCTATTAAGCTAATAGTTAGACTTTTTCCACTACCGGTACACATTCTATTAATTTGTTTATGTTCAATAATACTGTCATAAAATGCTTTTAATTGATAATGGTATGGTTTAAATGGAAGAACTTTAAGTATTTCATCTGTAAATGTATTTAATTCCTCTTGTGAATATTCTGGTGCTAATCTAACAATATTATCACAAACACCAAATGATTTTAATAACTGAAGATGACCATTCATTATTAATAATTTTTCTTGCTGAATACTTCCAAAATACTCATATGGAGATTTGAACCCGGCTTTAACCATAGGTTCAAACCAAGCACCTGGTCGTTCAACTCTTAAGAATTCAAACATATCTTTAATTGCTTTTTTATTCGTATCTATTACTGAATAAGATTCATTTAATTTTATAATTTCCATATCTTTCCTTATTTTATGAATCCATATAATTCAGAAATATTTACATCAACAGTATAACCTCTGTAACCGATATTTGAAGAGTCAGATTGTTTTTGTATTTTATATCCACATTTATCTAATATATATTTTAAATGTTTATTAGAATTAATATGTTTTGGTAAATATTCTCTGAAAATTTCTTTTTGTCCATATGATAATAATGAATTATAAAAATGCAAATCATCAGTTTTACTATTAATTACAGATTTTGATACAAGATTTTTTACATCTGAATCATCCCAAATCTTTTTTGTAAAATTAAATGTAACCTTGTAATATTTACATTTTTGTATAAATCCTCTATCATTTAATGCACATTCCAATATTTTTGTTTTGATTATACTTGGACAATCTTTAATCTCATCATCAATTTCTGCTAATATTCTTAATGTTTTATCTGCATCTGAATCCATTATTAATGCAGTTTTTTCCATGCTATTTAACATTAAGAATTGGTCTATATTGTTATTAAGTATAGTATGTTTATCATCTCTTATTTGATTCAAATATTTAGATAAAATATTACTATAACCTTTTTTATCAATCATTCTTGGCTCTTTAATGAAATGATATTTAAGTAACCAGAACATAGCATCTTTATGGTTAAATTCAAGAATATTTTTAAATGTATCAATTTTAATAGCTTTTTTACCAATTTCAGATAATTTAGCTTCACCATAATCATCAATATCGAAAAGATAATTTTGATCGATATTTTTACCGATATTACACATATACTCATCTCTAATATCATTATAACTAGTTTTAAGATAATTAGTTTTTTCTTTAATGAACATATGTATTTCTTTTGTTTTTCTTGTTCTTTTAATCATTTGAATTGAACTAATAACATCTGTAGACATTGAGCTATCATAATGAAAATGATAAGGTATATTATTGAGATTAGATACACCTACTGTTAATGTTGGTGAATAAATCAATACTTCCCATTTATCGTGTTCTTCCTCTTCAAATAAACCATATATTAATTTCTTTGTACTCTCAGGTGTTTCAGCAGTTAATGTAACAACCTTTATGTCTCGTTTTTGAAGTAACAAAGATAATGAATTAATAAATCCTAATGATGTAGCAGAAACTGTTATTTTGTGTTTACCTGAATGATAAACAAGTGAATCTACAAAATAATTAAAATCTTCATAGCTATATAATGTTGTTGGGTCTCTATAAATATTATCAATTAAATGGATATTTGATGTTTTATTATTCAATAAGAAATTCTCATAACCAGTTAAGAATGCATCAGCAATTACCATCTTTTTATTAAAACAACCAAAAAACTTAGCAATATTAAAACTTGAATTATTTAAATTGCTTCTGCTATGCATCATTAGAGAAATGAATTCATCCATAATAACAATATCGAAAAATTTAATGTTATATTTCCATAATGAATCATATTGACAAACTAAACTGTCACCAATTTCATATTTATCTGCATTATATAATTTGATACTATATTTTTTAGCAAAATCTTGAGCAACTGAAATTCTATTTGTGATAATAAGAACTTTCATATCTTGTTCATGACATTCTTCAATAATATGATTTATAATAGTACTCTTACCTGTACCCATAGGGCTTCTAATACTCAATAAACCACTATTATTATTTAAGAAATCTTGTATTTTTTCATTGATATCTGGTGTAACTTCAAGATACTTCTCATTAACAGTTATAATAGATGTATCTGTATTAAAATTCAAAAATTCGTTATCATAATTAATATCTTTTTTCATTAATTCTTTAGCAACATCAAGTTTTCTTATAGAATCAAAAATATTAATACTTTTTGTGCTATTACCGTGATGCATAGTATATGGACTTGAACTGAACCAAAAGAATCCACCTGGAGTTTTGTTTTCAGATTGGTGTTTGAAAGATATACTGCCATTTGGATTATTTCTCATTGCTTCGAAACCTAACGATTGAAATACTTTAAGACAAAGTTTTTCTATAGAATCTGCTTCAATATCTTTTAGCTCATCTAAATCAAATACTATACTATCACCAATATATTCTTTTTTAATATCATTAATATGTTCAATAGCTGCTTTTTTAATGAATTTAAATCTAATACCATCTTCATTATTAATAAAGATATTATTTTTCATCATTGGTGCATTTAAACTAGCTTTTCTAATAACAGATTCATCAATTGTACAGTATTGTTTTAAATCATGGTGTATAAGTGATACTGCTGTTTTAGCATCTTGATATTCTATACATTCTGTATAAAGAAATCCCTTCATATTAAAATTATTAATACCATTATATGATTTTGATTCACCCAGAATTACCTTATAATCTTTAAAATATTCCAAGATTTGCTGTTTATCAAATTCAGATTTAACATTATCAATATCTAATATAAAATAAGATATACAATCATCATAAAAAATCTCAAGGTTGGCTTTACGTCTAAAAGTTCTAATAGGTTTTTCAATTTTGGAAAGAGGGATATTTAGTACGAAGTGATTTACTAATACACTGTACATTTCAAGATTATTAGTGGCAGTATAAGTCTCAAAAACAAACGTGTTATCATCGTAAGGTGAAATTGGTGTTTTTGATATAGTTTTTTTGGCATGAAAAATCGTAATTTTTTCTGTCATGTCCTTCCTTTTTATCTTTATATATTTTTCTAAATTATTATATTATAATTTTAGTTAAATAAAATACTCTGGGTATTGTATTTTAAGTTTTTCTAATTCTTTATCAATACCCTTTAATCTGAGTTTATCAGGTTTATCATATATTGGTCTAAAATAAGTTTCTAACATAATTCTACGTTCTTCTATCAATTTATTAATATGTTTCTCTATAATTTTAGACATTAATATATAATAAAAATTGATTTTGATTTTATCTTAATTTTAAATTCTTTTAATAAATCAAGTATTTCTTTATCTTCATATTTTTTAGCAAAATCAATCTGCAACCCAAATACAGATGGTGTGATTAAATTTATTTTGAAACCGGCTGCTCTAAGTATTTCTTCTGGTTTTGCAGTATAATTTTCTTTAATTGATGATTCTGTAAGAATGGTTTTGTCAGTTCCAGTATATGTTGAAAAATGTTCATTAATTTCATTATCTAAAACCTTATTCATTTTTAATAAATTTACAAAGCTAATACTCATCTGATATCCCTTATATTATGATATCAAATTTATATAACATCTCATCATTAAGAATATCTAATGGAGATTTTGTTATTGCAAACCTATTAATTAAGAAGTTACCAACATTACCAGTATCTGGATTTTGTACAGGTATTATACTTGATTGATATGGAGAAAATGTAATTGAACTTTGACTTGGATTTTCTTCATCTTTACAACCAATATATCCTGTAACTGAATCTGGATCTGGGTTAAGGTAGAATTTAGTTTGTCCTAGTTGTGCAATAAATAATCCTCTCTGTTCGTGTAACGAAGCACCAGCATATCCTCTAAGACCCATGATACCAGCTAATGGTACTGCAGGAATAATAGCAAATGAATCATATGTTCTGTATGATTTTCTATTCATTTTAAGAATAATTTCATGAACTCTTTGTGTAATTTCAAATAAATTTACTTCTGCATTTTTTGAATCTGATAATGTTAAAGAACCATAATCTTTAGAATTTGCATCTAAAAACGTAAACAACGCATTATTTTCAATACCATTTGCTATACCTCTAAACATTTTTCCAATTACTTGAGAATAATCTTTCCCAAAAGTATTTTTCATGTCTTGAATAGCCTCTTGTGAAATACCAGTATTAACAGGAACACTCGTTAGTACTTCTACTTCAGATCTTATTAACTCAAAATCATTTGTTTGTGGTTTTTTTCTAATATTAAATAAAGCACCTGTAGGTCCATGAATAGGTACAACTGCACAAATTTGTCTAGCAAGTGACTCTACATTAGATTCCTGAAACATTTGATCTGCTGATAAATTCTCATCTCTTCCTGCAATATCAATTGACGCTGTTGCTTCTTGAATTTTTATTTCTTCGATATTTTTCATAATTATATCTTCCTTATAATGTATTTTGTTTTTATTTATACTATTTATAAAGAAGAATCATTATCACAATGAGTTTTAAATTCACAATAATTACACAATGTAGATATTGTTTTTTTGAAATCTTCTTCGTGTTCAACATTCGAGATTGAATTAATTAATTGTAAAATATATGTGTTCAAATATTTACGCTCTAGAACCATTGTATTTTCAGTATCAATATGCTCAACATAAACATATGATATTTTAATACTATTGATATTCTCATATCTCTGAAAGAAATAAATTGCATAGAACATTAATTGGTCATATGTTTGATATTTCTCTTCTTTATATTTACCTGTTTTCCAATCACATAGATATAGTGTTTTATCAATTATACAGATAAAATCAACAGAACCTCTAAATAACGCATCTTTATCATTATATGCTGTAGGTATCAATTTTTTAGTTAAACCGAAATCATACTCTTTAATATTATTTTGTGTTAAATATAATTTAGCTAATTTAGTTTCAATAAATTTATCAAATATATGTTGATATTGATTAGCAAGTTTATGAGTACTTTTTTGTGGAAAATACTCAATAATTGAATGGACAGCACCACCTTTAAGTAATGCTGTAATATCTTTATTATCAGGTGAAACCTTATCAATATAACTATACTTAAATTTACGATTACAATGTTTATATGTATTAAGTTTACTAAATGAATAAGGTGAATATTTCATGTTATTTTGCTATAAGTTCTCTAATAGAATTATCAATATCCTGATTACCTTGTAACCAATCTTTAACTTTTTCTTTTTCAAATAACTCAGAATCTGATTGTTTTTTTTCTGCTTTAATCAAGTTCAGTGCTTTGCAAACAATCCCTACTGCTACACCATCTTCTTTAAAAGTATCTTTTAATTCTTTAATCTCTAAATCTAGTTCTTTTTTCTTTAACATTAACTCAAGATACGCTCTTGCGAAATTTTCAATACTTTGTCTTGCTTCTTCTGATGATCTTATTTCCATTTTTATTCTCCTAATAATTCTTTTTTAACATATTCTACATATTCATTATAATTATGTATATCATTACAATTCACATACACAAATTCAGATGTGATTTTTGATTTTCCATCAAAATCTGTAAATGTAATCGGATGGCTTAAATTAAATATAACTCTATTTTTCTTTTCACTAAATTTAATTGAACTTATTTCATTAATATTAATGAATCCTTTCATATTTAATTGTGATATAAAATTTTGTTTAAAATAAGAATTATTTAATAAATAATCAATATTATATTTAAGATCTGTTGAATTAACACCATCCCAATAAACATAATCACTAATAAACTTACTTTTTTCTTTTTTATCAGAATATTGAATCTCAATATTATAATTAAGATTAAATATAATCCTATTTGAGTCATGTAATATATTAATATTACTAACATTTTTTAAATTGATAATTCTATCATTAGTTTGTAAAAACAATCCTTCTCCTTTTTTTTTAATAATTTTTATAATTATATAACATTAATTATTAACATTATTATAATTTAGATTTTATTCTAACTTGCGCAGAAATACCACTAAAAGTATTTTGTTGAATTAATTCAGGAATATCTAAATCAGGGTTATTCAACATTAATTCATTCATATCTTTTTCTTTATATTTATTAGGTTGAATATAAACTGTAAATCCTCGTTTCGCATATTCAAGTGAATTTAACAATCCTGTTTTATCATTATCTAAAACAAATACAGGATATTTTAATTCTTTAAGTCTATCTTCTGTCATTTTAGCACCCATTAATGCAATAATATTCAACATTCCACTTGATATTGCATCAAATATACCTTCAAATATATAAACTTTTTGTGTCTTATCAGCTGTAAACCAATTCCATAATTTATATCCAATATTTGCATCGTGCATATATGTATAGAATGTTTTATCTTTTATGCTTCTTGAATAGAATCCATACATAGAACTTTCATAATATAATGGAATAACTATTGCATCTGTGATTTTATATAATATTTCACCAATTTTTAAATCTTGATATCCAAAATACCATTTACCAGTTTGCTTAGGGTAATAATTAATACCTCTATTTTTTAAATATTCAATACCTTCTGACGATTCATTTAAATCTTTCAGATATGGTGTTAAATCATGAATAAGTACTTCTTTTTCTTTTTTAGGTTCAGAAGCTCTTTTAAATGTTCCAAATACATCTTCAATATTACCATTTGCCAATTTAGTCATTGTATTTCTGAAATTTTCTTTTTTATATTGCTCTAATAAAGCAGGAAAAAAATCTTTCAGAAATGAATAAACCGTTTTATTATGAACGGCACAATCGCCATTGAAACAAGAAACATTTGTCACAGAACCTTTATTGTATAAATGAAGTCTTTTTGTTCTTTTATTTTTTTTCGAATCTCCACAAATAGGACATCTTGCGACAATATCGACATCTGTTTCTTTACCGATATTATCAAGTCCAACTGCCATTTTAAAATATTTTACATCAATTCTATCAATCATATCTTTCCTTTATATACAGCCACCACCAATTTTTTAAAGAAATTGGAAACTTTTCTATTAAATGAATTCAGAAACTTTTCTATCAATGCTTCTTCCATTAACTTTTCTATATAATGAATTAATGGCATTTCTTACCTCATCACGTTTTTGTCTATTTGAAAATTCTAAGTTGCTTGAACCGAATGTACCTACAATATTTAAAGTATAAAGAGTTTTAGTTTCAGAATTTTTTCTTTTTATTCTTTTTGTATCAATGTACATATTTTCAATTTCTTGACCATAAATCGTTCTTCTAAACATAGAATTCCAATAAGGTGCCATAATTAATACCTCAAAAATACTATTTTCCATATCTGATTTAGGAAATGTGAATGTATCTTCAAACAAATCTATAACATATGATTTATTAGCCTCATACATAAGTATACTTTGTACAAGTACAAATGGAAATAAAATTTTCAAAAATGTAATTGTATTAGTTATTGTGTCATAATCAACAAGATTATAAAAAACACTAAACCATATTTGACAACCTAATACCATTCCACCAAAAAGATATATTCCAACTATATTAGCAAATGCTTTACTTAATCCATTATCAATATCCATAATTTTATAGATATGTTTATTCTCAGTTTTGTTTACAGTATTCTTCATTTTCTTTCCTTCTTTATTTTTTAGATAATGTATTATATCATATTAAGTTTAAACTAAGATTAAATTACCAGCCACAATTTTCAATTGTTAATTCTTGATTAACTTTAAAAATATTAGGTAGATCCATTAATATAGTTTTTAACCCACTTTGGTGCAAAAATTCTTTAAAATGCTCCTCATTATAGGTTACATCAGCATCTTTAAAAGCAATTAAAATTTTATCACGTATATCAATAGGAATTCCTTCTTCCATAACTAATGTGAAATTTCTATTATAATGCTGTCTATAAAGAGGGTGTGAGTCTAACCATTTATCTAATGTACCGAATTCAGTAATCTTTTTTTGCAATGTAGCAGGGCCGAATTTAATATCTTTATAGATATCTTTAACTCCTGTACTTTCACCTTTACGATTTAATTTAAAAATATCAAATTTATTTAAAAGTTCAATTTTAATTATTTTATCAATATCTTTATTTGTTTTAAATTCATGTGGCGATGTTATTAATACATTATTAAATTTTAAGTATTTTATAAATGTATCAGAAAATTCTGTGTGATCTATAACTTTTGGTACTTCATCTGAAGCATCACCAAGAATAATATGTTCTTGCAACCAATGATCCATTGAATCATGTTTATTTTCTGGTATAATCCATTTTTTAGTTAAAGCACTATATTGAAAAACAGTATCATTATTTTGTTGAGCTTGAATCATATCTTTATCAGGACTATGAATAAGTATATTTTCATATTCTCTATATTCTTTTGCTAAAACAAGTATAACATCATCAGCTTCAGATCTTGTAACCTCAACAACTTTCCATGGTAAGTTTATTTTTATTTGATTAATTAATACATCAATTTCTTTGAATACTTCTCCGAAATTAATCTCAGAAGCATCTCTACCTTTTTTACGATTAGCTTTATATCCTGGAAGAATATCTTTTCTCCAATATCCTTCTCCTGATTTATCTAGACAAATAACAGATTCTCCAAATTTTGGAGAATGTTGTTGTTGAATATTAAATAATTCCTGTAATATAAGATACTTTGTCATACCTATAAAATCATCTGTGATAAATTTACCATCAGTAGTTTTTTGTTTTGCAGACGAAACACTAATATGGATCATTCTATGTACAATAGAACTAAAATCAATTAAAATCATTTCTTTCCTTTATTTTCCATTCATCATACAAGACCTGCTAACAAATCATCGAGGCTTGATGCTGTTTGTGCTGGTGGTGTAGATACAGGAGAAACAGGAGAAACTGTTGGTGTTACAGGAACTTCTACTTGCTGAACAGCTTGAACAGCTTGAACTTGCTGAGCAGGTTGAACATCTGGAACAATTGTCGATGGTTGAGCAACTTCAGCTAGTATAGGTTGATCTTGTACATTTTCTGAATCTTTGAATGTTACCCAATCAAGTTTCTCTTTTAATTTATCATAACTCATAAATGATTCTGGTTTTAACATATCTGATAATTTAAAAGATTTTGTTTTAATATCCTCGATTGCCTCTTCAACTGAATTATATACACTAGTTACTTCATTAATAACTTCTGATGCGTCATAATTAATTTGGCCGTTAGCACCTTTTTTAGAAACAAGTCTGAATGAGTTTCCTTTAAGAGGATTAAATATTTCTTTTGGTACTGCCCCTAATCCTCTATCTTGCTCTGATGGATCTACAGCATTTTGAATTTTATCTTTCATTGAACCAGACATTTCAAATAGAAATATTTTACCTTCATTTTCTGGTGCTTTTGGATCTTTGATAACTTTAATGTTGGCAATATATTTAACACCTCTTCCGAACATTTTTGAGTTTTCTTTATCTCCATTATTCCATAGTTTTTGCCATTCCTCTTGAAATGGGCATGGTAGTCCAATTGATGATGGTGAATATTCACTTACAAATCTTTTTTTACCGTTTTTTGTTATTGTTGTATTCAGTTTGAATAGTTTTTGAATCATACCTCTTTCTGAATCAGGTAAGAATCTAATTAGAGCAGCTCCATTACCATCTTTATCTTTGGTAAGTTTGTAGAATCTGTTATCCTCCGCATATTTGTTTGTAGTTTTTGCGAATGGGTCAATCCCAACAGCTTCTTTCATTGCGTCAAAGTTAAATGCATTTATATCCATAATTTACTCCTGTATGGTCGAATAGTTCTATGTTTTAAGTCTCATTGGACTTACATCGAAATTTTTAATCGAAATCTCATCGAAAAACAAATATTGAGCCGTATTACTCATACAAAAATTATATAACAATTATATTTAATATTTGTATGAGTAATAGAACCTTAGAAAATCTAAGGTTCAAGTATAATTTATACTTTTACTGATAATAGTAATTTAAATCCTTCTAAGCTTTTATTTACAAGTAAAATTCTGTATGAATCTCTAGTTGAATTATATTTTACTTCAACTCTATAATCAGATACTGGAAGCATTTTGAAATTATCAACAGGAATTTTTATTTGAAATTCTTTAGTAGTATTTGCAGTTTTTGTTACAGAGTATGTATTGCTTTTTGCATTGAATTTATTTGTAGCTCCAAGACTAAGTTTCATATCACCATCTTGACTTGTAAAAATAACTTCAGATAAATCTTTAAATATTCCTGTTGCAGATTTAAGATTTTTAATATCATCAACTGATAAATCAAAATTTGCTACAGATGGTGCCTCTTCTGTTTTTGAAAATTGTTCATGTGATTTATTATATGCATCCATAAGAGCCACATTATCAACAATATATGTTGAACTAATTGAACCACTAGTAATATTAATATTATTACCATCTATAGTTACTTTTCTATCTTCAGGAAATAATTTAAATAATGATAAAAAATCATTAAGATTATCTTTTAATCCTATTTCTGGGAATCTTTCTGAGTCTAGTGCACTTATATCAACAAGTACTAACACATCTTGTGATTCTGAAACAGCTATTGTTTGCGGATATTTTAGAATTACTGAATTTGTAATTCCATTTAATTGAGTTAAAACATCTGTTACGTTTTTATTGAACATTTCTTTCCTTTATTTTTTATATATATAATTATATCAATATTTTAGTTAACATTTATATAAGATATTCTGGATTCTCATCTTTTATTCTGTCTATGTAATATTTGAAATATTTAGATGTTTTATAATTTGATAATTGCTTACCACTTTTAAGATTCTGAATTAACAAAGTATATTGTGCATCTAATTTATTATCATAAACGTTATTATCTTTTAATTCAAACACTTCTCCAGCAGGCACGTAATAAGCATCGTTTATTATAACAATAGGTATTACGCTATTTGATACTATAATAAACTTTGTCTGTGGTTTCATGCTTTAGTATTTCCAAACAGGAAAAATCCAACCGAATTGTAAAATTCATGTTTATTTTTTGGAACTCTAATAAATCCATCATCTGTAGATTTGAATATAGTACTTCCTCCACCACTTAAGCTAATAAAATCACATTTATCTAATATTTTACCATATTTAGTTTCAATTAAACTTAATAATGATTTTAAATAACCCTTTTTAATCTCATCAATATAATCTTTAAATGGATATTTTACACCTCTTAATTTATAAGAACCACTATCAATAACTTCTTTTGCCTCATGCAATGTTATCTGTCTTCCGTGAAGTTCTTTAATTTTTTTAGCAACTTCAGTAGCAATTTTCATGATACCTTCTCGTTCAATACCTTCAAAAAGATTTGGTGAAGTTTTACCATCTGAAACTAAAAACATATCTAATGTATTAAATCCAATATCACAACCAACGAATGTTGTACTGCCCATAAACTCATCTTGCACATTAGGAAAATTGTTTCCATATTTGTCTATAGTTAATTTTGAACCAGCACCTTGTGGTAAAATATAAACTTCTTCAAATATAAATCTTTCACCGTTAACTGTGAAGTCTTGTAAACCTTCTTTAAAGTGTCCTGAATTTGTAATTTGAGCTTTTGATAATCCTGATACAATTATATCAGGTCTTGAAGGTAATTGCCTTAAAACATGAAATAAAAATAATGGAGCATAATACTCTAGATTTTTATAATCAGTAATATCAATCAAATTTTCAGAAGGTAAATGTAATGCATTTTCTCCAACATAATAACTATGTTCTTTGAAGTCATATATTCTATTATCCTGGACATACTCATTTCTTTTTGTTATACCAATAGCACTGGTAAATTTAAACTGTTTTGTTATTTGACCATCTGATGTTCCAAGTGTTACTTTAACATCTCCAAATCCAATATCTATTCCTAAAACTGTCTTCATTGTTTTCTATCCTTTATTTTCATTTGTTTATTATACTATATATGTATTTAATTTTTCTCACCTTTACATATCACTTTTCTGGTTTTTCTAAAAATCAAAATTTTGCAGCTCTTGTGCAATTTTTATTGGTCTTTCTTGATTTTCTATAATTGGTTTTTGTATAATCTCTTGTTGAATATTTGAGAAATCATCATCTATATTTAAATATGTTTCTTTTTTAGATTCAATCTTTTCTTTAACAGGTTTTTGAATTTGGTGTTTTTCTTGGACTATAGTAGTACCATCAGAAAAATCAATATTTAACTTATCAATATTCTTACTACAAGTTATATGAAGCTCGAACATTAAAATTCCATATCTAGCATCTCTTGAGGAACTTCTTTATATTCTCTATCAGCCATCGCTGGTATGCCATTTTTATTAACTGTATTAACTGATTGTATAACTTCCAATGTTTGTGTTGCCTGTGATGTTTTAATATTTACTGTATTATCAACATCTTCGGCACCTTCAACATCAAATGTGATATCAATATTAATATGTTTTATAATCTGTCCTTCTTTTAAATCATCAATTTTGATTAACATATTTTTCCTTTGATATTCTAAGTTTTGTTATAGATATAACTCTATTAATTATTGCTAAAAATTTCTTCAGCAAATTCAGTAATTGGACCTCTAAGAACTTTTTTCAATTCAATAGCAAACAGGTTAATGTTATTGTATTTCTTTTTAGTACTTTTCATTAAAGTAGTTAAACCATTAATATATTTAGTAATAAATTTATTATCTATTTGTCTATTTGAACCTAACACAATAACTTTTGAGGTCTCATCTATTCTTGAAAGAATTAATTGTAATGTTGCATTACTCATATTTTGAGCTTCATCAATAATAACAAATGAATTACTAATTGTTCTACCTCTCATTTCACCTGGCCACATTGTACTGATATTATAATTATCTACTAATTCTTTAACTCTTGTTTCTATGCTTTCATCTGAGATTTTTTCTTTAATAGATTTATTATTATTTGATTGTTTAACCATTTTTTGTGCAATGTATCCAATTGAATCATATAATGAATGATTATAAACTGCAAATTTTTCATCATTTCCAGAAAGAAATCCAATCTCTTCACCTTTTTGTAAAGATTCGATACTATTTCTAATATATACTATTTTTGATAAATCTGTATTTTTATCTTTAACCTGACTCATTCCAGCTGATATTGCTAATAATGTTTTACCACTTCCAGCCTTTGCTTCTATTACTAATATATTGAAGTAACTATCTAACATTGCATTACTAAAGAATAATTGTTCAAGATTTGCAGGTACAATATATTGTTTTCTTAATTTATCTTCATTAAGGTATTCAATTTTTTCATTTTTAATTATACATAATAATTTATATCCATTACAATTAAATATATAAGAAAAATTCTCAGGATTATATTCTGGATCTATATCCAAAATATTTGAATCTTCTTCAGGAATCTTTTCCACTGATAATTCTTTAACAAATTCAAATTTCTCATCATAATCTGTACCAAATGTTAATGCTTCAGACGGTATATCATATGATATAGCTCTAATTCTTGCCATAACATCTAATGATATAAAAACAATATTATGTTCAGGTCTTAATTGATTATAATTTTTTATAATTTCTAAAATTTTTCTGTCATTCCTAATATTACTTGCTACTGATAAACTATCTGCTTCATATAACTCTTTTGAGATAATTCTAATTTCACAATCTTGTACATTAGTATGCACAACTATTATTGAACCTAATCTTTCTGTTTTAGTAATTTTTGCTTCATATAATAATCTACCAAATTCTCTTGCTTGAAAATTTATTTCCTCGAGACCTGATTTTTTAGAATCAACCTCATCTAAAACTGTTTCTGGAATAACTATTAAGTTTTCACCGTTTTGAGATAATTTAAATATGTTATAAGCATCATTTAAAATTATGTTTGTATCAATTGCGTATATTTTTTTGAAGTGTGACAATTATTTTTCTCCTATATTAAAAATTTGTTTTTCTGTACAGTTTTATCGCCTACAATTTGTGGTCTAACGTATTGACCATTCTGAAAGTAAGGAGTTTCTGTATATTTTACTAAATAATCTTTACCTCTAAAAATTTTAAAGTTTAAGTCTGCTTCGAATCTACCACTATCATCGTGTTCTTTTGTTTTTTCTAAAAGAATTTGATTTATATTCAGGTGATTCATAATATATTTATTTGTACATAAACATACTCTAAACTTATTATTATAATATTTTCCAAAATACCAAATTTTTCCAGGAAATTCTTTTGATAATTTTTCAAGTTCTTCTCTATTCTGAACAGTAAAGAATACAGCAAACTCAGATTCTCTTGCTTCTTTCATTGGTTCATTTTCAATAAATTTTAATAATGCACCAGGACCGATATCATTATCTCTTCTTAATAATTTATACTCATCAGATGGTGTTAGTGGTTTAACTATTGAAACAATCCATCTTGAATCTTTTTCAGAAAGCGAATCATAATTAACCATAACAGGTTCTTTATCTAATTTAAAGTACCAGTTATATGGTGGTTTAATAAAAATATTTTCTCTGAATAGAATATTATTATTTTTTAATGCTTCTTTACTTTCATTATAGAATTTGTTTGTATAATATGGATCAATTGTTATGTACATCGTACTCTCTTTTATTGTATTTATTAAAGTTCTTCAATCCAAATATCTTTAATATTTTGTTTTTGTAATTTATCTAATTGTTCTTTTTTAGATTTAATTTCATCTTGAAGTTTTTGCATTCT